TTAGCCGGAGCACCGCCGCCGCCTCCGCCCACTGCGGCTGTTAATCCTGCAGCTTGCGAGTTAGTGCCGGATGTACCTCTACCGTTAGAGGCCGCGCCTGCACCGCCGCCGCCGACTGTAATTGTGTGATTAGCTATTGCCAAAGTTTGGCTAGTTAATGCCTGCAAGCCACCGGCACCGCCTCCGCCTGAATAGTAAATACCGCCGCCGCCGCCTCCGCCTGCAATTACAATAATGTCGCAACTCAAAGTAGCAACAGTAACCCCCAAAGTCCCACTACCTGTAAATACACGATAGTTATATCCACCGCTTGTATACAGAGTTCCGCCAGTAACAACAGCTTTTGGCAAAGCGCCACCGTGCAAAGCCGAAATTGTATTTAACATTATGCAATAGCTCCAACGATTACCCAGGTATCTACGCCGGTCTTAATACACGCTGCAGATTTATATTGCGCAATAGTTGGAGATGCCGATGTAGCGGCGGCACTTAGGACTGTTGTTGTACCTGATGTGACTGCTGAGATCGTGCAAGTACCTGCACCGATATTGAGAACAGTAATAACTGTGCCAATAGGAAAAGCCACAGATGCGTTAGTAGGTATCTTAAAGGCGATAGCCGTTGCCTTGTTCATCACCTCTAGCACTTGGTACTGATCTGCTAAAACTGCTGTGTAGTCCGATGTGTTATCTGTACCTATCGTAAAGGCGGTGAGGCCGTTCATACCCGCACTTGTTAGTACGTCGCCGGTAGCCCACGGAAAACCTGTAGCCATTGTTTATCTCCTTAATAACTTAATACGTTGGTATCTAATACCCCGTATAGTGTTGAGTCTAAAATAAACCCGTCTATTACGGGCTCAAGTGTAGTAAATGTCGTGCGCCAAGTATTAGGGGTTACGTAATGTCTAACCCCAAACACCTGTAAAGTTTTGGTAAGCGTGGAGGCTCCGGGTTGGTTGGTCGTGATAGTTACCGGATCAAAATAATCTAGGCCAAGAGCTGCCGTAATACCTGCGCTGTAGTCAGGGAAATATAAATCTAGCTCTATGGCATCGCAGCGTATGGAGGTCTCAGCTCGAGAGGCTACGTAAGCCTGCGCGTAATCGAGGGCTACCGCATCGGTCTCCATAAGTAGGTTTTGTTGGTTATAGCTGTGTACAAAGTACTTGGCAATAGAGGCGGCGTTTGAGGCAACCTGAGCCGTACCACCTGAGCGGGTAACGCTAGCTTGGTTATATACGAGAGTATCGTCTAAACGCCATACAGCATTGGCATAAGGTATCTCTGTGCCATTGTCGTTAAATAGTGTAGGGGTACCGGCAATACTCTCGGTCGTAACGCTACGATCTTGGAAAACAAAGGACCCTGCAGGATCGACGTAAAAGGCACCGTACTCGCTTGTAGTCACGGTCTGCATAGCTGCTAAAGAGGTGCGAGGTGTGCCCGGGTCTGCCTGCATAGTTGTAAGTCCGGGGTCTACATCTCTCATAGACTCAGGCCAGTCAATTTGGTCTAAGATTTGATTTATACGCGTACCGGATAGGTTGCCTGCAGTAGCTCCCGTGACCGTACTAATCTGAGCGTTTTGGGCCAGTCTAAAAGCATCTACAGCTGAGATAGTTGTATACACCACGTCATTAGCATTAAGAGGCGTAGTAGTTGTATAGCTAGTAATAAAACCTGAAAACATAGGGTAGGTCGTACCCGCGTAGGTACCTGATATAGCGACTTTACGCATAGGGTCGAGTAGCTCGTAATAAGGACTAGCCGGATTTTGCGGGTTAAAGTCTCCGTTTTGGTCCACAATACGCAAGGACAAAGTACCTGTTTGGAATTGGTCAGCCTGTGCGTTACGGCCTCTAATAATTTCTACGTTATTTACTTGATCTGATACGTCTACAATTACAGCTGAACTATCAGCCAAAACGTTTGTACCTAAAATACCCTCGTCAATAATCATAGCCTGAGCAAAAGAGGGCCCAGTAGAAAAGTTAATAACTGCATTTATGACTGGGATAGTCATTAGATAGCCCCTGCATAGGTAGTCGAGTTACCGTAACGGTTGAGCTCTTGTATAGCGTTTTGGACTACAGAGGCTATTTGTTGATCTCCAATACCGGATGCGTTTATATTGTAGTTAATGGTTGTTGCGTTAGCACCTTGTCTAGCTAGTTGTCCTAAATGCTCATCCCCAAAACCCATAAAGTCAGTAAGAGAGTTAGCGGGCAGTCCGGCCGCAGCGTTACCTGCGGACTCACCCATACGAGCAGAGCCGGCATTAAAGCCACCCATACCTATCATCGCTGTAACTACTGGTATTACTTGAGTCATCGCTAATAGCGCTGCTAAGGCTGCTTGTAGGCTTGCTAGCCACGCATCAAACGGATTAGGTACATCACTAAGAGAGTAGGCATTTTCTCGTAACACTCCTAATAACCTTGCATCCTCAGTAATAAGAGCCGCAAACTTGGCAGCTCCTTGTACGTTGCCCTCGGCTATAGCATCCTCTAGCTCGAGGATATTAGTTTTAAGCCGGATGCGTACCCGGTCCTCCTCGTTTTGCTTAGCTAAAGCTGCAGCTGCTAATTGGATACGATCCATATCAAAGAGCTTTTCGGCTTGGTTAAGAAAAGCTGAGGCTTTATCCAATGCTAGTTTTTTAGCAGCCTCAGCTGCAAGTTTTTTAGCATTAGCTAATTGTAGTTTTTGAGCCGCTGCTAAAGCCTTAGCTCTTTTTAGTGCCTCTGCCTCGGCTTTTGCTCGTAACTTTTCTACTGCCGTTAAACTGTTGCCGGTAGACTGGCCTGAGATAGTCATAGGAGTCTTAAACGGTCCCGGCTTTAATCGAGTAGCTTGGCCTAAGCCTGCAAGGTCCTCGATAATCTGCCCGCCAAAGGCTATATAGAGATCGTGCCAAAACCCGGGCTCTCCGGCAATACTTGTTTTAGGTGTAATTTTATCTACGAGAGTAGCTACACCCAAAATAACATCGGCTGCAGTTTGGCCAAAAGTTTCCATAGCTTTAGTAGCGCCGCCTATACCAGCATCACCGGCTAATAAAACAAAACTATCTACAAGGCCTTTGCCTATAGTCTCTTGCATATTGTCGTAAGCGACTTTAATTAAACTTAGTTGCCCTGCGTAGGTACTTAACTGCGCTGCATTTTGCCCGCTAAATTGTTTATTTAGAGCTGTTTGTAATTCTATAAAAGAGGCGGTTTTTAATTCTGTTTGAGTTAAACCGAGGTTATATTTTCTAAGTCCTTTTGTGTTACCGACGTAAGCCTGAGCTATATCGTTTGAGACTCCTACCAAACTTTCGCCGCTGCCCGCTGCAACATCGAGGGCTAAACCTAAAAGCTCTTGCGATTTAGTAACGCTGCCTGTAGTAGTCAATAGGGCCTGCATAGCCGGCCTTAATTCACTATCGAGTACGCCCGAGGTCTGCTCTAAAGTAGATATATAGGATCTAACTCTCTGATCCTCAAAGGCTAAGTTTAAGTTACCTAGAGTTTTAGTAAGAGTAGTTGCGGCTTTATCATCTGCTAAAAATGCTTTAACGGATGCTTTACCAAACTTAACAACGGCGGCTGCCGATAGCGTTACGCCTACTGTTTTGGCAAGGTTTTTTACGGTTTTATCAAAGCTGTTTACGTCCTTGCGGGCTTTGCCTAAGCCTTTGCCGTCATACTCTGAGGCAACACTAAATACTAAATTAGGTAGTGCCATTATGCGGCCCGTCCGTAACTACTCTTGTTAATTTTATTAAACTTTTCTATAGCTGTAGAGATAGCCGAGATAACAGCATCCTGCGCTTTACCGCGATCCTCATACGCTGCACGGAAAATAAGGCGACCGCGCTCCTTTTGTTTGTCTCCATACAAAGGACCCATACGGTTAATAAAATGATTACCTGCGTTAGGGTTATTAGATTTGCTAGCTGGGTCACCGCCCGGGTTCTTACGTCCGGCAGTCTCATATATAGAGCCGGCAGCGGATAGGTTAGCAATAAAGTACAAAGCTCTAAAGCCTTTTCGGTTGCTCTTGCTAGCAGGTTGAGAGTAGATGATGCCTTTAGTTACCGTGGAGTGGTCATACAAAGGAAATAATCTCTTTTGTCCGGGCTCCATAGATGCCCTAAAGGCCGAGTTACGTTTAGTAATTTTTTTACCTACGCTGCCCTCTGCCCAGCCGTAAAGGTTATCCGGTTGAGGGCTAGGAGCATACCCTCGAGCCTTATTGCGTAGCGGGATCATTACCCCGCGTATCTCTTTGTTCATTTCTTTCAGGAGGTCCGGGTCAAACTTGCGCATAGCTTTAACGGTGCTTAGCACCCCCTTTAGCTCTACGGGCATTTTCGGCCTCCTTTGCTTGATCGTTTAATACTTGTATTAAGTTCTTAAACATATTTACATCTAGGTCTAACAAGTACTGGGGCGGGATATGGGTAGCAATAGCCAACTGCGCTACTAGATACCCAAAACTCCCCCGCCCCACTACCCCAAAGGGAGATCGTCTAAAACCTCGACTTTAGATAATGAGTCTAAAAACTCCGGACCAAACACCGGTACAACCTCGCCGCTTGTGCGTATGCACTCGTGAGCTAACCAGTAAAGATCCGACTGCTTTTCGTCATCCCTAAACGCTTTCATAAAACCCTTTTTAGCGTACAGCTCAAAGGCATACTCGATACGTGGCGTAATCTGATGCTCCGATACGTTTCCGTCTGCCCTTGTTATTTTGAGTCTTGCCATTGTGTGCCCCTTTGTTTTCTGTTACGTGGTTGTGATTACGATAGGTGAGTTACAAGTAAATGTAATTGACTGTGTAGCGATATCGCCTACAGCGCCGTTAATATCTGTGGTGTTGTTTACCAAGATAGTTGTGCTGTATAGAGGGTTTGTCGCTGAGACTGCAGCGCTTGTCTGCTTAAGTGTTAGTGGCACTGTTGTACCCCACGCAGCTTGTAGCGTTGCGTTTAC